TGTTGAGCGTTGATTATTACATTCACGAACGTATTTGGTTAAAGATCAAATGGGGTTTGGAAAAATGACACAGCGTATTCTAGTTATGGGCCTGCCTGGCGCGGGTAAAACATACTTGGCACAACATATATTAGAACGTTTGCAAAATTCAAATAAGTCTGTCCACTGGCTTAATGCAGATGATGTACGCAAGAAATACGATGATTGGGATTTCAGCATTGAAGGACGTATACGCCAAAGCCTACGTATGCGACAGCTAGCAGATGCAATGACGTGTGATTATGTTATCTGTGACTTTATTGCACCACTAGATGAGATGCGTACAAACTTTGACGCACATTGGACAGTATGGGTTGATACCATACAAGAAGGTCGCTTTGAAGATACCAATCGATTATTCGAACCACCTGGGTGTTATGATTTTAGAATACACACACAAGATAGTGTTAAATGGAGCGAGTTAATCGCACATACTATTTTAGGATTTAGAGGTGCATGATACCACAGTAAGAAGCCTTGCAAAAACAATTACCTGGCGTATTACAGGTACTGGGGCAACTTTTGCTATATCGTATGCTATTGTTGGGGATATTTCAATCTCAAGTTCTATTGCAGTAATCCAGCTAACCTTTAATACTGTTTTATATTTTATACATGAACGAGTATGGGGAAAAATTAAATGGGGACAGCAAACTTGAGATTTTCAGTTAGCTCTGCCCAGCTAGTATCCAAAAAGTCTTGGCTATAGAATCGATTGTAGTTGTAGTCCAAAACATCATTCATATCCTTTAGCATAGCTTCTAGCTCACCCAAATCCTTGCTGCATAGATTGCTTAAAACCTGGGTAGCAGCGGCTAAACGTGCAACAGGGTCCACAATACTATCATAGCTCTCATCCCACCAGTTGCCGAAGGTTTCAAACCCATACTCACGTAAGTATGCTAGATTGTTAGCAGGACCAATTAATATAAATGGCATTTTGCTAACAATTGGTTTAAAGATCTTTTCGGTTAGGTGATGTTTTCTATCCCAAAAGCATGTTTCGGTGACCACATAGCAGAAGCTTTCTTGTGTTTCCGGAATAGCACTTAATACAAAACTATGATTCGGTATAGTTAATTGATCTTTATAATCTACACGTAATGGCAGCGGCGCCTGTGCTATATTGTTGGTGGCTTCACTAAATATATTATAGGAAATTAGACCAGATTCTTTTGCAGCAGCTAAATTGCTAACATAGTTTTCGTTATTATCAGGGCACACATCGTTATAACTTACGTGTCCTTGATCTAGGATTCCGTGTTTGACTAATTCCGAAATAAATAAACTGCGATATACTCGTGCATGACTAGTGAGCCTGTTAAATGATACAAACTTCTTTTTTAGCGTTCTTGATCCTGGGTCTATTAATTGGCTATTGTACTGGTAACCCCTGTACCAATCGTGTGCAGCAAATACGTGATGAAAATAATAAACAACCGGCCATCCGTACCTAGCTTGCACTCTATCTAGTGCATCACTTTCCTTTTCAGTTGTCACTAACACATACGGTCCACTAATGTTATCTCGTATGTAATCAAACAGTCTAAAGTTAAACTCACCGTATATCGGTTCTTGGTCATAGAATATAAACAATGGGTCGCCCGTTGAAGGCAAATGACTCATGTCTTTGGCTAACACTTCGATTTGTTCTGGTTGAGTTGATCCATAAGGGTGTAGATATAAGACCCTTGGATGTGCTACAATCGTAGACAAGTAACTATAGATATTTTCGTAGTGACTATTAATATTATACATGTTTGACGTTTTCTATTATGGCCCAAAGCCAAACCTATTCGAATTTGAGAGATATGCACTCAACATTGGCACCGCAGCGGCGCAAGCTAAAACTGGGTTCTTTTGGTTTATTTATGGGGGCAATGACTACACAGGGTTTGATTTCAGATGGGCCCCACCACCGTGGGAAAAGGATCATGTTCACGTGTTTCCAAGTCAATGGCAACGAAATGGAGATGTGTATCTAGCACATGTTGATTCGTTTGAACAGCAACAGTGGAACTTTAGGACAGAGCAAACTGTACGGCGTTTGCCTAACAGCAATCAATGGATTATCCCCGACAATATTGACATCAATTCTGTGGATACCAGCTGGCATCCAGATTCGATTGACCCATCCTTCAATTACCATTTCCCGAGCCAACATCAAAGTGCAAGTGGAGTAGTCTTCTGGCAAATTGGAGCCACGGGCGTTAAAATGGTTAGTCCATTTGCAGTTACCGCACTACCCGACAAAACAAATTGGGTTATACCTGAAGAAGTAAATGAGAAAACCATTGACTTCACTTGGCATCCTAACACACTAGAGCCACCATATGTGTATCACTTTGGCACTGAATATCAAAAAAGCATTGGTCTAACTTACACTGTGCCCGGGGCCACAGACATTAAGTTCGCAGGACCTATGCCCACGCGAGGCTACCATAAGCTGTCGGTGATGGAAGTGCTGGATATCTTTTACATAGACAAAGGCAATCCTACTGCACAAGTTAGATTTGACTTGTTGAGCGAGCGATTGAACATCACAAAAGTACGTTATGCAAACAGCATGATGGATACTATTAAACGTTGTGTAAACAGATCTAGTACCACTAAGTTCTGGGTAATCTCTAGCGAGTACGATTACAGTGACTTTGACTTCCATTGGCATGCATTGCCTTGGCAAAGTTATATGACGCATGTATTCCCTAGTCAGCATAACAAGTGGAGTGACACGTTCTTAATCAACAAGTACGAATTCAACATGCACCAAGCTAACGGAGCAAAGGGCATTGAGGATTTTCCAAACTTAAATTTTGTAACTGATCAAAGTGTTGTTAAGCCGGAAAACATCTACGACATGTATTTTGTTGACCATGGTAACACAGACAGTGACTTAGACTATGAAGCCATAAAGTTTAAATTTAAGAACGTAGTTAAGACACGGTTTGCAAACACTTACCTTGACACCTTTAAGCGTATCATCAATAATGCCGATACCGAGTACGTATGGATTTTAAACAGCATATGTGACTACTCAGAGTTTGACTTTACATGGCAACCCGAGCCTTGGCAAAAGGAAATGATCCACTGCTTTGTTAATGAAGGCGGGCAGTATGAACAACGTGGAGACACATTCTACATACACGTTGAATCATTTAAAAAGCAAATGGTTGAATTAGAGTTGTTAGATTGGTTTAATGTTATTAACTATGTGTTTAGCTCAAAAGTCAAACGCTACGACATTCCTGCGGTCTACTACGAAGATGACAACATAGTAGAGGCCATTAAGAATCACAACTTCACGACTCCATATGCACTGTTTACCAATCAAGGTAACATTACCAAGATAGCCAATGTAAACATATGTATGTGGACAGAGAAGGATCGCCTTGCACGTGACTATTCTGCAGATAAGGCAACCAGTATCATACCACGTGATGCTAAGAAGTACATTAAAACACAGGTCTACGATTATCCTTACTTAGATACATCCAAGACCCGTAATGTTAGATACACCCCGGACCTTGATATCATTTACATCAGCAACGGTGAACCGGACGAACAAAAGTGGTTTGACCATACTGAGTACATGAGTAACAGAGATGTGAAGTGGATACGCGGGGTCAATGGACGTGTGGCAGCATATCAAGCCGCTGCCCGTCTAAGCACCTCCGATTGGTTCCTTGCAGTGTTTGCTAAACTCGAAGTAGTCGGTAGTAGAGAGCTGTGGGAGTTCCAACCAGACTATTGGCAAGGCCCCAAACATTACATCTTTAATGCACGTAATCCTGTTAACGGCCTAGAGTACGGACACATGGGCGTGATTGCATATAACAAGCGATTGGTATTGGAAAATAACAATCCTGGTATTGACTTTACACTGTCTCAAGCACACGAATCTGTTCCGTTGTTGTCTGGCACAGCACACTATAACCAAGACTCTTGGACAACGTGGCGTACAGCATTCCGCGAAGCACTGAAGCTACGTATGTTCATGGATACTCAACCCACGTTAGAAACTGAACATAGGCTAAACACATGGTGTACAGTGGCCACGGGCAACTACAGCAACTACAGCATCGATGGTGCCAATGACGCATTACGTTACTACGATGAAGTGCAAGGTGACCCTGCAAAGTTGCAATTATCTTTTGAATGGGCGTGGCTCAGAAATCGATTTGACAGTAAATGATAAACCGGTAAACATATTTGAATTAAACTGCCGGAATATTTGATTTGCCTCTAGGCAATTTATATAATTGAAATACATTAGTAAATTATATACTCTACAGTAAGAGATATACATTTACACATTTAACTTATATTACGGAAAAATATTATGGATAACGATTTAACATACGCAGTATTTGGCAATCAGCTTGGTATTAAATTCACGATGGCAGAAGCTATAAGTCTGTTGCATGAGCAAGGATTAATTAACATTGGCGAACTAGCAGAAAAGGCCATCAGCAACAAAGCTCGACTGGAACAGGCGCCAAGATGCCAAGAAGGATATGATTTTATTAATCAAAATGGGGTACCAATTGAGGTTAAGCACGGGCAGACACATTTAACCCCCAATGGCACCAAGATGGATGCATGGATTAGTAAGAGAAATAAAACTGCTCATATTCTAGCCATTGTTACTGAATCTGTTACTGGTAAACAATATTATTTTAGTATTCCGTACAAGGCATACTCTACAGTCAATGCCAATGCATTTGATATTACTTTTACGTTAAGCGGCAAACCAATTAAAAATCGTCCTCGTTCACGCCATAACTGGTGGGCATATGAAGTTGAATCTTTTGACGCACTGTGCGATATTGCTAATACTTTATGAAATTAATTACGCAACAAGTAGCAACCAATATCGCTGCACACGCAAAAGAAGCATGGCATTACAGTGTGCCAAATGACGACGCAGGCGAAGCTGTTATTAGAGAAGGACTCCGTGCTTTCTATTCTGATGTAGAACAACGCGGCGGGTCAACAACCATTGTTGACGTTAGAGCAGGCAACATTGCATACGACATCAAGTGCAGAGATGTGTTGGGAATCATCACCAAGACTCCCACTAAAACACAAACTGAATCAGACAACCAATACGTAAAGGTTGATAGCAATCTATACGTAAAGATTCCAACTAGTGTGCTAAGTCCAGTTCGTCGTCCCAATGTCGAACATGAAAACTTCTCTAGTAACCCTGAAGAAGTGATCCTAGATCAAATTGCAGAGTACCAAGAGTATGCAAAGCGTACAACTGAAGAAGCAGGCTGCACAGATTTAAACAGTATCATCTTCTTGTACGGCAAAGGCAATGGATACAAAGCAGTGTACATCGAAGAACAAGCGTTTGCAGCACCGCTACCATCTACGTTCGACACCTACATCAACAAACAAGGCAAGGCATCTGGATACAATGCCTATGATGCCAATGGCAAAATCTTGTACAAGCTGTTAGAGTACAGCAAAGGCAGCGTCAACTTCAACAAACGTTTTGACGTAAACGGCGGGTATTTGTTTGTGTGGCCAAGTTCAGACTTGCCAACAGAAACCATCACAGAAGACAAGTGGAAAGAAGCGGGCAACTTCCTTGTAGAAGTTACTCAGAACTCTTGATCTACAGCAACTAAGTAAGTATACTAATCAACTAGGAGAACTATTACATGGATAACGGTAACGGCTACAATCGCAGTTTTAACGGCGATGCCAAAATTAAACTACAGCAACTATTCAACGAAGGCATGGGCGTCATGCACGAGATTGAATCCTTAAACGAAGGTCTCAACGATACCATTAAAGCTATCGCTGAAGAACTTGAAATTAAGCCGGGCACTCTCAAGAAGGCATTGAAGATTGCACACAAGGCTAAACTAGGTGAAACCAATCGTGACCACGATGAGTTGAACACCATCCTTGAAACAGTGGGCAAGACACTGTAATGGGAGACTCTCGTTCAGCAATTTATGATGACGAGGAAGACTGGGACGACCTAAAGCGTAGAGCTGATATCAAAAGTGCTACGTGGAAGGTCTACAGTCCCGAAGCTCGCTATGCTAAGATAGGATTTGGCGAGCATGGATATACAGGACGCCGACTGAGCTTGTATGTTAAGCATGAAATGGAACTAAGTAACCTTAGATCTAAACACAACGAAGAGCTAGTAGAGCTGAGTAAGCTAATTGAGTTGGAAAGCAAGTATTCAGTATGAACGATATTCTAGCAGGAATTTTTAGTTGGATCAAAGATGATTACAGAACTCATCCTTTGCGTTTTTGCGTTGAGTTGTTTGCTTGGGCCATTAGCATTGGTTGTTCGCTCACCATGGCCGCAACAGTCCCCAATCCACCTCTACTTGTACTATATCCTATCTGGATTAGTGGCTGTGCTATGTATGCTTGGGCTGCTTACACTCGTAAGAGCTTTGGGATGCTGGCTAACTATATCTTGTTAACAACAATTGATAGCGTTGGCCTTATTAGAATGCTAAGTAATTAAGCAGGGATCGCCCACCATACGGGCATGTAGAGTGAGTGTAAGCTCTAAATTACACAGGAGAAAATATGAGTAATAGAACATGGTTTGAAGAACCAGGCGAACCTATCGCACCATGCGATGATTGTCCGGACCCAGGTAATTGCTGCCTGACACGATGCGGGATCCAAGAATACCTTAAAGAAGATACAGCAGATATTCGTGGCGAAAC